TTCGTGATTGAATGACAACCGTTCCCGGTATGTATCAACGAACGATAGATAGAAATCACCGCTCATGAAATACGCTGGTCTTAATGCCTGCCTGCGCGGGTGCCCGGGATATGCCGGGTCAGCTGCGGAATGGCCGGTTAATGAGCCATATGGTACAAGTTGCCTGTTCTTCTGGATCTCGAACGCAAGCAAAGGATGATGGTTTGAATCTTCAACCACGGATACCAATGCCCGTGCTTTCGGTGCTGATTTCAGGAGCCCGATGGCCTCATTGAGTTGTTCTGGTGTGCGGAGCGGGGATGTAGGTTCGAGCAGGACCACAATATCATATTCCTCTCCCTGCTCTACCAGTTTATCGAGCGCGTGGATCACAACATCAGAAGATGGCGTTTTATCCTTTGCGTATTTCTCCGGGCGCATGAACGGGAACAACTCTTTTCCGTAATTGTGTTCAAGGATATCGCGGTACCGGGTGCTGTCGGTGCTCACGATCAGCCGGTCGATCTCGGTTGCCTTCTTTGCCGCTTCTATTGTCCACGCTATAAGCGGTTTCCCCGCGCATGGTGCAACGTTTTTATCGCGGATCCCTTTTGATCCCTCTCTTGCCGGGATAATTCCAAGTACTCTCATGTTATCACTTGTACCTCTTCATTCTCATATGCAATCTTTTCATCGTCCGTCATCAATCGCTCCGTTTTCTTCTCACCGGATCGAATACCAGTAATCCGATATGAGCATTTGGGGAACTGTTCGTGCATGAGATCAATGATCTTCTGTAACCGCATCTTAGGGATTACAATATCCCCGCCTTTCGCCCACTCTGGGATCCCTGCGACAATCTCCGCTGCTTTGCGAGTATCGATAAAGTATCGTTCCATATCCGGATCCGTGATGGTGAGCGGCTCTCCTGCTTTGTTCTGCCGATCCCAGACTTCCAGCACATTGCCGGCAGACTGTTTGAAGTTGCCGGAACGGAAGATCACAAAGCGGGTTTTGTCCTGGATTTTCCCTGCCCACTTCCAGATCCATTCCGCTGATAGTTTGCTCGCTCCGTATGCTGATGAAGGATAAACGGCTTTATCGGTGCTGATCAGGATGCAGCAATCAACCCCGCATTCAGTTGCGGCTTTAGCTACGTTTTCAGAGCCGGTAATGTTGGTCCGGTTGAGTTCTGGGACATCGCCTTCTGTGATGTCGAGGTTTTTCATGGCAGCGCAGTGAATGACTATGTCGCATCCACGCATGGCATAATGGACCCGGGAATAATCCCTGATATCCCCATACACCCGCGTAAACTGCCGGCTGTTATACGAGAGTGAGGCCAATCTGGCCTCGTTATTGTCGAACGCTCGCACTTTATGCCCCTGCTTGATGAGGATATCAACGATCTCACGCCCGAGTGAGCCAGCACCTCCTGTAACTAATATTGTTTTCATCCTTTCAACCTCCGGCACAGCTCCGCCAGCTCGCTCATGGTGATGCTGACATGGTTATCCGGACAACACCACGCAGGATCGTAATTGTCCCGCTTAACATGGACTTCCAGATAATCAACCTGCTTTCCCCATTTTTCAACGACGTTAATATCGGGGTAATGAGAGGAAACGCCCAAGAATCTCCCGGGCAGATCGATTATTGGAGCCTTTTGCGGGGGATATTCCGGTACGCAATACATGTTTTTCCCGGACACCAGCATAGGTTTTCCCGTGGCGGAACACAGATCGATAATTTCTTTGTTGTTCCGGTCCATGTATCGGATCTTCCACCGCTCAACGAACGGGTCAAGCATTCCCACGGCTGCCGGATACATAGGGGTGGCAAGAAATTCTATTCCGTGAGAGCAGCAACGATAAAAGAGGTACGCAATATCACGCTGCGTAAGGGCGATGTTATATAACTGGCTTCCAATCGGAAACCCTTTGCATTCGTAAACCTGGAACTTCGCAATATCCGCGCCAGCATTAGCGGCTTCCTTAATCATCTTATCCGCTTCATCCAGATTTCTCCAGTTGACTCCAATTTCGGCAATAACTCTTACCATACTTATCAGAAAATCCTCCTTAATACTCTCGGGCTTCCCGCTTTGCTCATCAGCGTCATGCAATGATACCGGACGCAATCAAGCGCATGGTCGAACTTCTTTACCGGTACATCCTCGCCTTTAGTCTGAGACTTCACATCCCAGATATACGAAGAGAACTCTTTAATCAAATTCGTGCAGCTCTTGTGAACCTTTAATCTCCCTGTTTGAAGGAATGACGATACCAGTCTGATGCCATCCAATACCGAATTGTCAGCGTCTTTGATATGAACGTTTGGGAAATCTTTCCGTAACTGCGCTTTGAATGATGCTGCTGACGGATCGAGTACCATAACTTTAATAGGTATATTACCGATGAACTCTTTTAAGTCTTTCGAATACTCATCGTCTGTTTTCTGGTGCCCTTTTTCGATGCTGTTGTAATAATATTCTTTTTCGACAACGATCTTGTCTTTCGTGGTCCCGATTAGGAGGAACACGCAGGGATTATTAGTGCCGTAGTCTATTGCTATGCTATGAGTATCTGCCGGGTCAAACGATTCAACGACATGGATCTTTTCGTCCCACTGATCGTACACGGCGCCCTCAGCTAAGCACCATTCCCCAAGTATGAACCGACGATACCACAACCCGGTGTATTCCTTCTTCAATGCATTGACATACGCAGGATCGAGATACGGGTTATCATCCAATGTGAAGTGCCAAGATTTTAAATGAGCCAGTCCCTTATCGAGATAGTTTACCTTAAGCCAGTGGTACGGTCCGTCCGGGTTGGTTGTCCCATAGAGCCGAGCACCTGGAGAGCGCAAACGGGAAAGCAGCATGATCCAGAAGGATTCGGGATAGAGCGTGATTTCATCGCAGTAAGCGCCCACAAAAGAAGCGCCCCGGATCTTCTGCTCTGCCCGCTCATCGTTGGCCCCGACAAGGTACACTCGGCGCCCGAAGATATGGATTTCACCTTTCCCCATCCCGACGACATTGATCGCCTTTGCGCCGTACATGATAATGAGCGGGTCGATGATGTTACGCTTTAATGTGCGTTCGGTCTTTCCGATCATCACCAATTCGCCGGGCGGGCCGTTGATAACGAAATCTATCCATGAGAAAAAGGTCGTAACCGTCTTGCTGCTCGATACACTGCCTTCCCAGATGTTAAGCCGAGCATCCGCTTCGACAAATGACTGAAGTGCTTTGCCCTTAAGTAGATGGAGCAGTTCCGGCACCCCGCTTCATATCATCAAATATCTGGCTGATCTCGCCCTTTGCCTTCTCAAAGTCAATATCCCCGACTGCTGCGTTCCGTTTCCATGCGTCTTTCTTCCGGTTGCTCAGCCAGAATATGATTGATGTGGGATCGGGACTGACGTGCATTGTGGTGGTTTTCTTTTTCTTGTACTCTTTTCCTCCAGACACGTGAGCTTCGAGTTCGACCTTCTCATAATCATATCCAAGGCACAGTTTAAGCAGGGAGTCCTCAACCTTGTTATCGATTACAGCCTTGTTGTCTTTTAAGGACTCCGAAAATTCTGGATATTTCTTTTTCCATTCATTGAGGGTACTTTCTGCAATTCCCAAGCCGGACGCTATCTCTTTATCGGTTTTTCCGTCGCGGGCTAACCACCCTGCTAATCTCGGGGATTCTTTCTCATCATATTTCGATGGCGCACCGCGTTTCATGATAACAGTTTGATCTCCTTGTCCGGGAATGTGTCCGACTTCGGCAGGTAACATTTCCCGCCGTACTGCTCATTGATAATCTGGGTGAAATGCTGCTCCCAATATTCCCGATTAAAGCCCGTCTTTGAGTGGCAGGAGTGGCATAACGCAACGAATAGAGGGATGGAATTATCGCAGCACGTTTTCTTATTGAAGTTCACGTGATGAACGTGTAATTTAACCCCGTTTTGAGGGACCCCACATTCAACGCATTTATGACCAAAGAAGGATCGAACCCGCTCCCGGAACTCGTTATTAAATTTGGGGCAGTACGGCTCGAAGGATATACCCCCTTTCCAGAGGTTGCACTTATCCCCCCGATTCGCCATGCTCAATTTTAAACGGGTTTCTGGTGAGGGGTTGTGCTTCCCTTTGTTGGATTCACTTAACCGCTGCTTCGTTTCCTCTCGGTGATGTGCTCCATATCTGGGGTTATTCTCCCCGCGATTTGCTTCGCTCGTTTGCCTTTTTAAAAAGGCTTCTGGTAATGGTTTGCCTTTGTGTGCCTGCCTCATTCTCTCCAATGTTTCTGGGGATACGTGCCACCCTTTAGCGTTTCGCATTAATCGCCCTCCAAAAGAACCGGCTGCTTGTTAAAAGTGGTTTTGTAACGCTCCAAGCAAACTGCCACATAGCCCGGGTCAATCTCGATCCCGCGTGCTTTCCTTCCCAGATTCTCACATGCGATCATGGTCGTGCCGCTGCCGAGGAAGGGATCATAAACCTGATCGCTCTCTAATGAAAACCATTCAATAGCCTGCTTTGGCAACCCGACAGGGAACGCCGCATTATGAACACCTGATATCTGGGTATCGTTGGTGTTGACTTTCCAAAGGGCGTATCTAACCTCGTTCTCTTTTTGAGTGGTGAAATACCGATCGCCCATTGAGAGAATGAAAACGAATTCCCAAGTCCTGCTTAAAATCCCCTTCGTGGCAATGTTGAACCCGCGGGTTTTATCCCAACAGATCGTTTCTTTCACTGTGAATGGGTGCTTTCCGCAGAACATAGAAAGCCCATATGCATCCCGCATATCTGCGTTATACATTACATTCCACGCAATTGCGTGGTCATCCGATACCACTTTTGAGCAGTTGATTAAAACAGAATCACAGAAGGCTAGCCATTCCTCCTTTGTCTTGTGGTCGCTCTTTTTGTCCTGATAAAAGGATTCTTTCTTCCCGTAATAATCAGATTTATACCCACCGGTTGAATTGTTATAAGGTGGACTGGTAAATACGAGCCGTGCCTTCTCGCCGCCCATTAATTTATTAACATTTGTTAACTCGGTGCAATCCCCGCAGAGTACCCGGTGATCGCCGCATTGCCACATCTGCCCGAGTTCCGTGCCCCATTCCTTCCGCAGCTCTTCCGCCCGGCTTATCTGCGGTTCGCTGTCCTGCAGCTCATCATCCTTATGGAGTTCCCGGATCATCGCGTCGAACTCCTTATCATCGAACCCGGTAACGTCCAGTAGCCCGTCGAGTTTCAACTCTTGCAAGTTAGCGGTGAGCTGGTCCATCTGCCAATCCCCCTGCGCTTTATTGAGGGCGATATTGGCGGCGCTCTCTTCCTTGTCGGTCAGCTCTTTCAGATCCGCTTCTGCAAAGGCCCAAGTATAGGCTCCGAGCGTGACCGTGTAGAGTTCGGTGAATCCCTGCGAATCCAGGACTTTAAGCCGCTGGTGGCCTCCTATGACCTTCCGGGTGCGGGTATTGAAGATGATCGGATCCAGTTGCCCGAACTTCTCCACGCTCTTTGATATTTTCTCAAACTCCGGATCGCCTTTTTTGAGATCTTTACGCGGGTTCTTTGCATCCGGTATCAGATGCGCTACGAGGATTTTACCAAGCCCTGCCGGTGTTGGTTGTTCTTTGAGTGGGTTTTGTTTCACGATATCACGATCTCCTTTCCCTTGCATTCCCCTTCATCTACCCGCTTCTGTCGGAACAGTGGCGGGCACTTGCCTTCCCGGATGCACCCGGTACAGATACCGGCCCGGATCTCCCGGCATTCCCGAGCGGTAAGGCAATAGGAGCAATCCGCTGTATTGGTTTTATGGCCGCATGGGGTGATGATCATTTCCGCAACTCCGCTATTTCGTGCTCCATTACTGCGACGCAATCCAGTTTTTCCAGTACCTGCATCTGCAAGTTCAGTACCGAGTCTTCCAGTTTCCGGATCCGATTCGCGCCTTTGGCATCTGAGAGCGTGACGCCCGGTATGAGTGTCATTCGTTATTTA